TCACAAACAAACAGTATCTATATCATTCCAATCAGATGGATCAACTTTTAATAATTGCTTATTTTTAAGATTGAAGAAAACTTCTACACCAAATTCGGCAGCAGATAATTCCACCGGATTAATCTCTACTGAATCTTTAAGAAAAGAATTAAATAGGAAATGTTCCTGGTTATTAGAATCAAATCGAATTCTAGCAATTACTTTCAAAGCCAAAGCTTCAGCATCATGAATCGCATTATACTGTGCATCTAGGTCGTCATTTTTCACATTATTGTACATAATAGAAAAACCTATCTTTCGCACAGCTACTGTATTCTGATCAGGACCATCAAAACCCAATTCGTAACGAAAAAGAGCCAAATAAGGAGATTTTAATCCTGCTTTAGAACCTGTTCTATTCGCCCATTCTCTCTGAAAATAACCAACGAAATCACTCAAAAACGTTGATTTCTCTACCAAATACTCAAAGTATCTTTTGACTTCTAAATAACTATTTTCTTTCATAAGCCTTGGCTTTTTGCTTTTGATAAACAATAGATTCAGAATACACATCTAGAAATTCGTAAACCCGAACATTGTTTGCATCTTGCTTTTTTCCGAGGGGCTGCAATTCATCCATCGCCATTGCGGTAATCACCTTATCAAAAGGGACAAAACTTTTATTCTGCGATTTAAAAACAGGAACATTTATATCTTCAGTTTCGTCTTTTTTCGGAAAAATTATTGGATACTTATTCTCAATATAAATTCTTGTAAACAGGTAAGCTAAAGCAATCGCTTCCATTTGCTTCACAGGAATTTTATCGGTAATTAATGCAACAGGTCTTAAATCTAGAGCGTCATACTCATGATGTAAACGATAAAGAGTCGTGACTAATCTCTTAAGATTAATGATTGAACGCTCCTGGTTCCAAGCATAAAAAAAAGTGTCAATAGTTGAAAATTGCCGAATCGTGATATTTTCTATACGATCTGCAGGTTTTATTAATCCTGATATCTCTGGAAAACGAAAGAAATTCGTAGAATCTCTAAGATATGTACAATATTTCTCAAGCTCCGATATCGGAACTTCCTTAGTTAGTTTATCTAAAAATCTACGATCTTTTTTTGATGGAGATTTCTGATACACAACTAGGATCATCTTAACATATGCTTCTGTAAAATCTTCAGCAGAAGCATTAAGATATAAATGAGCTATTTCTTGAGCCTGCCAATCATTCAATTGATTCCAGGAACTAGCAATACTAATATTACCCTTTATCATTGAATATTCTATTTATAAAGTTCTGAAGTTTTGATTGTGGCTTCTTATAAAAACCATAAACATCAAATCCTAAACGGGTCACAATCAATAGAAAAACAAAAAGATAAATCCAAACATTAAAATCAAAACTTGTCATATCCTTTTTTTTATCAACTATTCTAGATTTATAGGTCATTCTTGTTTTGTAAGTCGTATGAATGTAGAATGTTGTATCCTTAACAGATTTTGATTCTATATTTTTATGTGAGTTTTCAGATTTAGAACTTTGATCCGCTGTGTTTTCTTTTTTTAGAGAACCGCCAGATAAATAGATTTCTTCAGTCACACCGTTAATCGTATGTTTGAAAACCAAGGGCAAAACAGCTCCATTAGAATCGAACGTTGGTTCATAATTTACATTCAGAAAATCAAACTTTTTAGCATTTAACAAGTCGTAATTCAACGACTCTTTTTCTTTTGATTCTGAAATAATTTTTGTGGATCCACTATTTTTTTCAAAACCTTCTATTTCAGTATTTTGTTTTTCTAAATTTTCCGTTTTTGTTTTACTCAAAATTCGGCAAGAATTGAAAGAAAATAATAGCAAGATTAGTATTAAAGTTCTCATAATTTAAAATTCATTGATTAAACAATAAGACATTACTTGTTGTTTTTGAGTTATTCTCATCAACTCCTTATATTTCGGAATGTCGTTCACCACTTGACAGCCAACAGACCAGGATCCAATGTTTTCTTTTTTTGTTTTTGAATCAATATTATAATCTGAAGGATGGAAATTAATTCCGCGATTAAACTCTTCAGAAACAAAACCTGAATCGCCGGACTTTTTATTTTTGTTATTATCACGAATCAAATCTATTCCTCCAGTCTGTCTATATGCGATAACCTTTCCGTTATGAAACCCACGTGTCCAAACATTGTAGTACCACTTATCAGCAACCACAACAGCAACACCTTTAGAATTATATTTCTCTGGAGACAACAAACCAGCTTTTCCTGGATTGGTAGTGCCAGACATAACCATCACAAATTCTTCACCTTTGAATAAGTAGAATTTATCATCAAATTTGTCAAATAAATCTGCTTTACTTCTCACACCCAAAATCCAATATTGTTCAGGAATTTTTATAAAACCTTTTGTTTTTTTTACTTGAGCCAATAACTCAGAATCTTTATAATTTTTAACCATATTAATTGAGTTTATTTTTGATAATATTTTTTATGATTTCAGAAATATTATCAATCAGTTTTTCAACTTCGTCCAATAAATCTTCAGAGAAAGCTCCTGCCATACTACAGATAGCGTAAACAAATGGTGTTTTGAAATTAAATAGTGATTGTAGCGAGACACCAACAACCCAACCAACGAACATGGCTAGAAATACAGAAGCAAAGAATTTTTTCCATGACATTCTTTTACGCATACGGTTAACCAAGGCTCCAACAAAACCTCCGAGAAGAAAAGGAATGCCAAGCTTTTCTGCTTGACTTTCTAAGAAAGAAATTAAACCATAAATGAATTCATTAAACTTTATCATTATTAATAATTTGATAAAGCGAACTTATTTACAATAGGAGAGAGGATAAAGGACAAGGAATACTTTTAATTTATATATTTACATCCAATCTAAAATGTAAAATGAAATACAATTACTTGGAAACCTTCAGAGGTTTAATGGCTCTTTGGGTTATGATAATGCACGGAATGGGATTTCTATATGTTTTACCTTCTAATTTTTTAACAAAGATTTTTTATAATGGCTTCCTGCCTGTTGTTGGATTTATAATTCTCAGCGGATTTGTAACTCATGTTTTATTAGACAAAAGAGAAACTTATTTGTTTTACATAAAAAGAAGAGCCTTAAGATTATTTCCAATTTATCTCATTTGTTTTATAATGAGCTTGGCCTTAATTCCAATATATACTTATGTTTTAAAAAATCTAACATTTAACAATCCTAGTTCTAAAGTAAGATTAGAACATATTGATTTAGCACTTAATAATCATTTTGAATTAAATATTCTGAGTCATTTGGGATTACTACATGGACTATTCCCTAATGATTCTTTTCCTTTTACTTATACAATTATGGGACAATCTTGGTCATTAACTTTAGAATGGCAATTTTATTTGTTTATACCATTTTTGTACGGTTTATTATATCTTAAAAAAAACAAAAAAATCAATTTTTTAATCGTTACTGTTTTAGCTGTTTTAGTTCCTCTGTCTTACATTTATATGCCGCAAAATTCGTTTTTACCTTACATGATAGAATACTTTTTAATAGGTTTCTTTGCTTATCCCTTATTTAGAAATAATCAAATACTATTAGTACTTTTTTTATCAATAATTAGTGGATTTTTCATTTTTAAAGATTGGATGATAAGCTTGATGACTTTAGTGTTTTTAATTCTTTTATTGCTTCAAAAAAAGAGATATAAATCCTTTAATATTTTATTTGAAAATAAATATCTTTTGAAGGTGGGTAAAATCTCTTATTCAATTTATTGCATTCATATGATTGTATTTTATCTTGTTATTTTTTCGCTTTTAAAATTAAAAATCGAACAAAACATAACATTTGCTTTTCTGACTATAATTTTCGGTTCAACATTCACTATTTTATTAAGTAATTACACTTACAAATACATTGAATTAAAGTTTATGAAAATTAAGCTAAGTAAATAGCTTAATCTTCATCTATATTCAATACAACTTCATATAGATCAATAATTCCAGTTGTAACGTTGTTTTTATAAACCCAAAAAGTAATTGAATCGTCCGTGTATGATTTTGGAACTAAACTAGATCGATAACATCCAGTATTGAAAATCGGTAATTTTACATTTCTAAAATTCCGCCCATCAGTGGAATATTGAATAAATAAGCCTTTAATTCCACTATTTTCGATTTTGGTTGAATAATTATTCAGAATAAACCAAGTGTTGCCAAATTTACAAGCGTCAATATGCCATGAGTACAAAGCTGTTGTTGCTAATGGCTCCACAAAATTCACTAAAAATTTAGAATCGTAATTAGATAATTCATTTCCTTTATCTAGCGTTTTTGATCTTCTGTGAGAAATAAAGTTATTATTGTATTGATTATTGCCAGAAGTTGACGTTTTGCTAATATTTTGCAAAACATCAAAAACATGCCAAAAACCATCTTGATTTATAAAACAAGGGCTTAATAAATTAATATTAGCACTAGTAGCTGTATCGCTTGAATAAATCAATTTAAAAGGTTCCCAGTTAACTCCGTCCAAACTTCTCATATAACCAACTGCTCTAGCGTGAGTTCCAGTTGTTTCGTTAATTGTTCTTAATGCTAAATTATATCCTCTGAAGAAACAATACAAATAACCATCATCACCTAATGTTAGGTGTGTATCCGACCAATACTTACCTTTAACAGTGTCTTCCGTAGGTCGAGCTATAGGATTAACAATTCCTATTGGTTCTTCCCAATTAATCCCATCTTCAGAACAAAAAATATGCGGGTTTTCGAATTGAGAAACATCATCATAATCGTATGTTTTACCCCAATATGGAGTTAAAGCACACCAATATTCATAACCATTCCAACCGCCTGGCATGTGTAAAACAGAACTGTGAGTAAATGAATCATCAATCAAATTAATTGTTAATGCATTATTAGCTCCAATAGCTGTATCACGACCTCTAGCAATTGTAGGAAATTTTAATTTAGCTTGAATTAACTTTAATGTTTTTAAAGTTAATGTTTGCTTGTCAGAACTTATTGGACTTGCTTTCGTGAATAAATCTGAAAAATTAGAACTTGAATTATTTGATAATGATTTGATTTTCTCTACTATTTTTCCATCGCTATCAGCAGTAGTATCATATTCATTGATTTTTAAAATTTCAATATTTTTACCGCTAACAGAAATTGAAGAGTACGAAGAAATATCAATTTCATAATCTAATATAACATCGTTTGTTAGATCTTCATTTAATAACTTTACAATGGTTCCATCAGATTTAATACCTAATACTGGAGCGTAAACGTTAGCAGTTCCAACAAATACAGACATGCGTACAACTAGTTTTTGAAATTTACAATCCTTACTTATTAAAATATCCTTTACATATTTTCTAGTCGCATCTGTTTGAACAACATTTTCGTTATTAACCCTACCTACCTTTAAACTGGAAAAATAATCTTTTGAATTCAAAACGTCAATTTCGTTTTTAGAGAGTAAATTTGAATCAATGGTTCTTTGAGTGGTGTTTTTAATATTAGAACTAAAAATACCTTCTCTATAATTACCACCTTCTGGATAATTAATTATTCTAACGTCTGTAATGTTTTTACCACTTACTGATATATATTTAAACCCTGTCACGTTTATTTCATAAACATTGTTGACATCGGGTAAAGAAGCTTCTAGCAATCGTACTATAGATCCATTCTCTCTTATTCCTAATATTGGTACATAGACATCAGATGGAACCACACCTATAGTTGTAGACATATTAACTCTTATCATAGAATTCCCTAAAGGAACAGTTATATTTCTCACATATTTTCTTGCTTCATCTGTAACAACAGTGTTAACGCTATTTATTCGCCCTGCCAAAAGTTGACCTAATAAATTAGTTTCAATAGGATCATTAATAGGAACTTTATTTTGGAATTCTGTAAAAATCCCCTTACCAGACTGAGCATCTTCGGATGTAGAGTTAAATTGTTGATCAACTTCAACAGCAAAGTCACGAATAAAATCATCAACTTTTTTTTCGTTATTATTTACCTTTTGCTCGATCATTGTCAAATCCTGCATAGGCATCTTAACCACACTTGCAACGGACCAATTATTTCCTTCTTTTTTTAATTGAGCTACATAACCAGAAGGTAAAAATCTTGCTGATTGCCCGGGAACTATAACAAGCGCATTGGATAAGTTGTAATTAGCATTATCAATAGATGTCCTGTACACTCCATCAGCCAAAGAATTTAATTGAGATGTAGTTTGATCAGGAGTAATTGAGCCCATTAAACCAACAGATATATCTAAGGTTTTTTCTTCAACATCTTCCATGACTTTATCCAATGCTTCTCTAAAAACAGCTGCAGATGTTCCTTCTTTTTTTCCAGATATAATGTTCTCTGAAATCCATTTTTTTGCTTTATCAAACATAATTAAGTAAATTCTTTTGTGTATTCATCTGTAAACTCTCTTGTAAATATTCCGGTTTCAATCCAGTCTTGAGAATTTCCAAAATGATAAATAGGTGCGTTACATACAATTTTAAATGAAGCTCCCACATTGTCTTCATATTTCTTCTGAGTTGACGCTTCAGAAGATTCTATAAATGCTCTGTTTTTTGAAGTACCAATCAACCAATTTTGATTATTAGCATCTGTTATTATAAAAACAAAACATGTATTCTTGTGCTTTTCAATAAAACCTAACACTTTAGGAACAAAACCTAAAGCAAATACATTTAACTCTATTTTTGTTCTTTTTCGTCCAATAGGACCATTCAATAAAACCTTCAAATCCCCTTCATCAATAAGAACATCTATATATTTCCATCCACCAATTCTAAATTTTAAATCAGATGCTTTTAATTGAACTTCATCTTCATAAGTTTCAGGTTTTTTAGGCAATTCGATTTTTTCTAATAAAAATTCTGGAGAGTAATATAACCGGGTTTTTAAACCACCATTATAAGTATCACTAGGATATGAGATGATATCATCTATATAAACACCGTCAAAACTATTCATTACAACAAAAAAAAGACTCCGAAATGGAGTCTAAAAGGACGTTATATCAAATATAATCCCGATTCTCTTGATTGAATTTCACGATCAGCCAAGGGTTCTTTATAACAGGGAAATTGTTCCTTGTTTTTCTTGATAAAAGTTGTGATTATCTTCATGCTATTTTCTGCGAGCTTCAGAAAATTTTGCCCAGAGAGTAATTTGCTGTGAGCGTCTAATACTTGAGATTTTTGCCAAGGCAATTCTTCATACTGAACAACAACTGCATTTTGTAGAAAAACAAAAGATGGAAGCAAGGAAGCGTAATACAACGAATAATAAACCAAAGCAATTTTGAGAGCTGGAGCCAACTCTTCATTTTCTAAAATCTGATCCAAACAATCTAATCCGATTAATTCCGATACTTTCAGCGTCAACGCTTGGTCTATGAATTTTTGAAGTTTTTGAAATACCTCTGGAGAATGTTTGATTGAATAAATATTTTCAAATTCTTCAGGAGTTTTAATGTATTTTGAGATAGATTTAAAAAACGGAAGCTTCTCTGCTAAGTTTTTCTCTTCAGCAATTAGACTTAAAGCTTCAGATAGTAATTTATTTGCAAAAGAAAGTAGCGATAAGCCCAAATCTCGTACATCCCACCAAGGTGCAGTTTTTAATTTATCTTGTTCAAATTGATTAATACCTGTGCTATTGATATGAACTTTTAGTTTTGGAATTGACAGAACAAATGAAAAATGAACAGCTGATTTTGTTAATAATCTAAAGATATTTTCATGAGAGTTTTTCAAATCTAAATAAATATCTTTCGGGATCGTTTCAAACAATTTTCCAAAACCAAGTTCTTGATCTACCAAATCCCAATCAAAAGTTTTTGGTAAAATAATATAATTCTCTAAATTTTCACTTGATATAAAATACTCCATTTTTTCGACTCATTTTTAAACACACTAATTGACTATTTTTGTTTGTCCGTTGGGATTTTTATCCAAAGTTGTTAAATTCATATTCGGATATTTACCAAACAATGTTGCATCCCAATTGTTCCAATATTTAAGATTTTCAAATATCTGAAGTGTACGAATTTGTTTGATCGGAAACTTAGCACAAAGAATCGTCCAGGCTTCTCGTTTATCGGAACCTGAACCGCTCAGAGATTTACCTCCAAAAGCTCCACCATTGATTAAACAAGGATCAATCCCCATAGGCGTCAAAATCTCATAATTAGCAGCTGAACCATCTAACAAGAAATCACCGTTACCCTGTGGTTGCGGAACTTCATCAATTTGAATTCCCTTTATCTCTTTACCTGTGTCACGATCTCTGAAAAATGGAGAAATAAGCGAACGCCCAGCTCCTTTATTTCCTTTTAATGTCGTGTCAATCGAATCTATTAATTTTTCTCGCTTCTCTTGTTGTTCTTCTTTTGAAAAATCGTTCCATTTTTCGCCATATATATGAGCGAAATAATCATCAGCGACATGAATAACATACTTTACGTTCAATTGTTGTTTGAACATTAATTTTTTGAACTCAGGCAAAGACAACACAACATCTACCCATCCATTTTTAAATGAAGAATGCCATCCAACCGATGGATAAGATTTTTCAACCAAGAGCGAATCAATAACAGGAATTGTAAATTTTTCTATTTTATTTTTTTTACAAAACTCTTTTATTTCATCAAGTGGAATATCGGCAGAAAAGCATCTTAATGTAGTCGTATTTTCTTTTTTATATTCGCCCCAATTCGTATTAATTCCAATGTTATTTATTATACCATTGTTGTCTGGAACTTCGAAACGACAAAATGCAGCTTGATAGCGTTTTACAGATACTATTTTGTCATAATTCGGCGAAAGCAAATATTCTGGAAAAGCAATTCTCCAAGTTTCATAATCCTTGATAATTTCAGAAACAAAAATATTATATTTAGTTCTTGAGAAAAAATCATTGATATCTGGAAAAGAAGAAATCAAACGTTCTCTAAAAGTAACAGCATCTTCAGTTTCGATACCTTGATATAATTGAAAACCACTACCGAAATGTGCAGCTTCTAAAACTTCAAGACCACCAATCGCAACACCTGTTTTGTCTAATTTATCAGCAAAATTTTGTGGGTATAAATTATCATCACCCCAAGGAAGCCATTTCCCATCGATAAGAGTATCTGTAGTTTTTTTCTTGACCAAAGAATGTTTTGGTCCGTCAAGTTTGTTAAAAAAAATTGCGGTCTGATTATCCAAACCACCTATTACAGATATTCCGTTATTAATTCTCATCATCTACAATACAACATCAAGCCCATTAAACTTGATAATGAATAAAATATGTATTTTCTTAATTCCTTCATTGGTTTTGACGTTTCGCGTTCTGTTTTCCCAATGATTAGGATTTTTAAAATCAATTTTTTGAGATAATCTTGTAGCACTTGTATTTTTTGGAGGCTGCATTAAAGTTGCATTTTCATAATATACCAAACGACCTCCCGATTTATTTTGCCGATTAAAAGTTCTAATAACAATTGAAAACGGAATAGGATTTTTATTACTATCCAATTTCGCCATCTCTTTGAGAACTTGACTCAAAAAAATTGAATTTTGCATAAGGCAAATATGTAATGAACGGGCAATGAATTAAAGGACTAAACTTTTACAGTAAAAAAAAACACCCCTTATTCTCACTTTTTTTTAAAATAAATATTAATAATCAAATATTTGCGTTACTAAAAACACCCGACATTCTCAAAATACAAGCGAGCCCCACACAGCCGCCTTATTCATTTCTACAATTGCAGTTTTTGAAAAAATCGAAATATGTAAGAATGTTTTGAATTTCTCTTGTAAAATCCAAATCACTATTGCATAATCGAAATAAAGTTGTATATAAAAGAAAACATCGTCTTCTAATCGAGGACGATGTTGGTGATAGGGAATGAGTGCTGGTACCGTGTGTCTGCAAGGTGCCAGAACTGCCAGTACAAATTGTAATCAAGAGTATCTGAGAAGTGTGTCGCATGCTCTTGGAGAATCTTCTTGCTTCGCTCTGAAGACTTGTCTTTTTCAAACGCATCATCTCCTTTTAATGGAGCATTCTCCATTGAAATTATAAGATTAGGGCAATTGTCAGCATTTATCCGAACTACTGGTAATCTAATATCATTCTCTGCTAAAATAGAATTGATTAATCTATATTTAGCGACATGAGCAGGGTTATTGGTTGGTGGTGTCTTATCAATAACTTTCCAACCTGCAGATCGTAATTTATTAATAACATCCTCGACTAATGTAGTCTTACTATTGGCTTCTTTCTTTGCCCCGGACTTATCGCGAAAAATATGAATAACATTACAAGAAACTTTATGAGGCTCATAGTATTCAATAAAGTCATCAATCAACTCATCTAATATATCAGGATGCTTTCGGTAGAATTCCTTGATAAAATTAACCGTATGCATACTCCTTATATACTGAGAGATTGTCATACAGTTAATCTTACCACCAAAATCAAGATTCATCTGCAATGGTACTCCACGAACTAAATCATTATCGTACCTACAAGACGGCTTAAAATCTTCAGCCAAACCACCTAGTAAATCATGATTGTATTTATAATTATAATAATGTTTGTTTGACTTCAACTGCCCATAGAATCCATCTTGCACACCTTTAGGTCGAATATTAAGAATCTCTGCATTGAATAAGGTTTGACTCAATGCTTCTTTCTGCATATCTTGAATCCAACCATCCTTAAGATTATGAGCATTTACAAATGCATTTGCTTTTATAAATGCATATTTGTGAGGTTCTTTTTCTGCTAATTTTTCCCGTGCAGTAAACCATTGACCTTTTTCGGTCATAGCAACAGACGAAACATATATCTGAGCATGAGCCATTGATGCTTTTGCAAAAATTGACTTCTTAGCACGATTGGTTGTGATTACGTTATTGTACAATCTCTCATACGTTAAAAGAGCAGCTTCATCTCCAATGATCCAATAAGCATTTAATCCACGACCTGAATTTGGATTATCAAGGGAAACCATAACTGCAATTGTACCATTACGAAAATGAATAACATTTGCCCAGCTGTCGGGTGCCTGAAAAGGCATTTCAAAACCTAAATCTTTACCACATCTACCAACGACATAATCGATACCTTCATAAAGGCCCCACATCTCCATTCCTTCTTTAGTGGATGGCAATGTTCTAGACTTAATCTGTACAAATGTTTCACCAACCACAATACCTGTAGATCGTGGCATTTGCTTTACAGCTTCTTTGATAAACCAACCAATTACTGTTGATTTTCCAGTACCACGAGCTGCTTCAATTGTTATGTTTGGTATTTTAAGTTTTTGATTAGCCAAAACAGCTGAAGCTTGCATAAGATTAAGTTCAACTATTCGCTCAGCATATGGCATCAGAATACTACTCATCTTCTTGCTCTTCTTCGTTTTCGATTACTTTAAAATCAACATCTTCTGCACCAAGAGAATTAAAGTCAAGAACGCCACCTGTTTGCAATGTTTTCGTTAGTAACTTACTTACATTACGAGGTAAACGAATAATGTAATTAGAAGCTTCCAATTTTTTAGGATCAACTTTTTGAGCAGTATCATTAAAATTGTATAGAGATTTAGCTTGCGTAAGTGCCCTTACAGCAGCATCTTCATTACCTTTTTTCAAGGCCATTTGATAAAGATTTTCAAACTTTTCTTTAAAAACCATTCGTTCCGCAGCAATATTTACTTGATCTAAGTCACCAAATAATTGCATGGCTAATGGGTAATTTCGGTATGCTGTTGCGTGAGAAATTTTATAATCTCTTACGATAATTTGAATAATCTGATGTTGTGTATATTTATTATTGATACGTAAACTCCAGATATGAATTAAGCGATCTTTTAACTTGATATCTTTATCAGAAAGCTCAACAGAGTTCTCATCAATATACCAAGCTTTTATACGCTGAAATGAATTATCTTTTGTGAATTTAACAATATCCATACAGCTAATTTAAGCGGGTAAAAATGCTGTTTAAAGGACAAAAAAAAACCTCTGATTAAGAGGAATTCATATTAAATATTTCTTTTGATTAATTTAAAAATTTTACTACGATCATTTTCCGTAGAAGTACTAATGAGAATAGGAAAATTATAATTTAATTTTATATCCTCATCTTTTATTATTTTTTTGATTTCTTGAGTTTTCATATTCTTCAAAAACCAATTTTCAACTTTAGGGGAAGCATAACTATATTCTATTATTAATTTATAAACTATATCATGATTACTGTTAATTATTGATAATTCATAGTTAATAAAACCTGAAGAAGAATATGATGAATTAGAACCTCCAGTATTATATTCCTTAAATCTATCTCTATAGTAATTATTTTTTTCATTAATGTCTTTAGGATACATTGTTATTATTATTTTGGAATCCTTTTCAATAATTAGAAAATATTCCTTTCCATTGTATTCTCCAATATATTCAGTTAAATCATTCTCTTGTAAAATTTCAGATGAATGATTTAAATAAATTTGTGAAGCGATATTTCCGTACATGTAAGGAAAAATATCTCGAGAAAATATATTATTTGGATTTCTTTTATCACCTTTCCAATACTTACTGGATACATTTTGATGCCTAAGTCTAATATGTTCATAACCAAAATATTCATTACCATGTGGTAATATCAATCCTGATATTGAACATTTGTATTTTATAGAAAGACAATCAAATTTTAACATATAAAATTCGTCACATATTGAATCTTTTGAATTTTGTAAAATTGTATTAATATCTTCTTTAGATAATTTAAAATCCTTTTTTTTCATTTATAGAAATATATTATTTTCTAATTTAAGAATTCTTTTTCAAATCAAATTCTTCTATTTCTTCAGCTGATAGTTTTTGACCATTCCGGATCACATCGTAAGCCAAATTATTTTCTTTCATATAAGCAACCCAACGACGTATGATGACGTCTATAAAACGTGGATCTAATTCAAATCCTCTACAATTTCGCCAGTTCATTTCCGAAGCGACTAAAGTAGATCCTGAGCCAAGGAAACCATCAAAAATTATTTGATTTTGTTTTGATGAATTTTTAATCAAATAACCGATCAAATCGATGGGTTTCATGGTTGGATGATCCGCATTTCTCAAAGGCTTATCAAAGTTAAGAACTGATGATTGTTTACGATCACTATACCAAGGATGAGCAGCTTCTTTGTTCCAGGAATAAATCAAACATTGATGATCATCTTCAGGAATCTCATCTTCACAACAAATTATCGGCTCGTGCTGCATATGATAATCTAATCTACCAAGAACAAACTGATTCTTTACCCAAATCAAAGTCGAGGAAATTTTAAAACCTGAAGACAGCATTGCACTTCTAAAATTAATGGCTTCAGAGTCTGCATAAAAAACATAAGCAGGACCTCCTGGAGCTGAAAATGAATACGCACTAGAAAAGAAATCAAACAAAAATTGATAGAAATTATCATTCGACATTTTATCGTTTTTGATTTTCAATTTATCTTTTGTACCTCCTTGATAATCGACGTTGTATGGTGGATCAGTAACCATCAGATTATACTTTTCATCTCCAAATACTTTCTCATAACTATCTACAGAAGTTGAATCACCGCAATAAACAATATGTTTCAATCCTTTTTCATTGGAAATTAACTCATAATAATCACCTTCGACAGCTGTAGGTATAGTGGGTAAATCAGCATCAAATTCCCCTTCGTTCTCAGGTGGTAAGACAGCATTTTGTTGTAAAAATTCATCAAATGCGTTCACATCCATTCCAATTCCTTCTAAATCTATATCCTGGAAAAACTCATCAATTTTGCTCCAATCAAACTCTCCATTATTAATATTTGATCGCAACATATATTCTTTGAATTCCTCTTCAGATAATTTTCTATTCGGAATTCTTACATCAACGATATCATTTCCTCGCTCCAGTATATAAAGAGCCGCGATACGTTGGTGTCCTGCAATCAGGACATTATCAAAATCAATAACTGGGATTTCAACCAGGTTAAATTTTTCTAAACTCAATTTTAATTTAGCCAATTCCTCCTCTGAAATTTGACGAGGATTAAAATCGCACGGAATTAATTCCGATACTTTTCGTTGTACCGTATACCATTCTAACGGCGATAAGATGTTTTCTTTCTCCGAAAATTTGTCATTGTTCATATATTATCTATAAATTTGTGCATCTCACTTTTTGAACTTAAATAAAGACTTCAGACAGAAGACTTATATAGTCCTCCGCGTGGAGTCTTTATGCTCTAAAGTTTGAAAGGTGAGATGTTTAAATTTTGCGGAGGATTTTATCTATAATCCATCAAACCATTGTTTTTTCATTTCTGAAGCAATGGAATAAATCATGAAAGGAGGTACACTCATACCTGTGATATATCGAGTATCATATCCACAAAAATCATAATCAACAGGAAAAGATTGCATTCTTCTAAATTCTGTAGTATTCGGGGATCGCTTTTCATTATAATAAACAGTAGCACCTTGACTTACGATTGTCCCTGGGACTTCATGATCATATAGTAAAAGCGTAGAAAAGAAAGCATTATACGTATCAAGACCTCTATACTTAGCGTCTGCAAATTTCAAATTCTGATCACCATATTCTACATAAGGAAGTCGAATTTGTATAGATGGCCACAATGGTTTTGACGGTCCAGTCTTACAACCTTTGTCAACAATTTCTCCGAAAGAAATAGGTTTACAACTAAACTCAAGTTTAAGAGGCTGAAGATTCAAATCTTTTCGACGAGCAATAAAAAAAATACGTTCACGTGCCTGCGGAACTCCCATCGTTGCAGAATTCAAACTAAATATCTGGACATCGTATCCGTAAGATTCTAATCGTTCATAAATTTCAATTGCATAAGCTTTGGCTTTCCCTGCAATTATACCAGGAACATTTTCTAAAATTGCAGTTTTGGGTTTTAGTTTCAGAATAGTTTCACAATAGATAAATACCAAATCATCTAAGGTTTGAACTTTTTGCCCTTCTTTGTATTTTCTTGATTTGCCCCAATCTTTTTCACGATTACCAGACATCGAAAAAGTTGTACAAGGTGGAGAACCATCCAATATATCCAAATCATAGAGTTCATTCGGTAAGTCTTTTCGTTTATTAAATTCTCTGATATCCTGATTATATAAATATTTTGGTTGATGATTCTTGTGATAGATTTCACACATTCTTTTATCTATCTCCACACCACCAAAATGATGATATCCCGCCAACTTATAACCCATAGTAGAGCCACCGCCACAAACAAAAGTGCCAAATACCTTCAGGTTATTTTTTGGCGGATAATCTTTTTTTTTCCAATCTATTTTTAAATTTTTCATACTCAATTCTTAAATCTTCAATCATAATCTCACGGTTAATAAATGGACGTTGAGATTTTCGTTTCTTTAATTCTCTTATCATTCTACACGTAATTTCAAGGCATAAAAAAAGCCCCGCAGATATTTTTCTTTGGAGCCTCTAAACCTTAAGTAAAAAAATGAGATGTAAAATTTGAATTCAAAAAAAGTGACAGTAATGGAAAACCGAAAGGACAAACATTTGATGATCATTTATTGTAATCAAAATAATTTGTCTCTCAAAATCAATCAAATTTGATTGACAAAATAATTAAACAGTCAATAGTTCTACAATCTTATTCTGATCCAAGATCAATTCCTCCAGTTGCTCTTTTTTTAATTGGATCGCCTCCATTTTCTTACGATAATCCAAAGCTTCAGGAGTTGGTAATTCTTTTTCTTTCTTGAGAATGGTTTGTTTTCTACGCGTGATCAAAGAAGCTAAATTTCTTCGTTCCTGGTCCAATTCTAGTTGAGAAAATTTTGAGTAATCTTTTTTACTCTCAATCGGGAGAATGCGTTTGTTTTCTAGCCAATAATCTAAAGCTTTCTTATGACGATCAAAACTTTTGATTGATTTTATGAGCTTGGTTTGAAGTTCATAAGCTGCATCCAAATCTAATGGAGCTGTAGCATTCAACTCTATTTTTAATCGACAAACCGACAACCAAGCATTGTAACAGTCTTGATAAACAGAATGCAGCTCTCGGGGATATTGAGAAATAAAACCCAGAAATGTAGGTTTGGATGGTTCTGCACGTGATCGAACTACCTTTGGAGTATCCATATTAACTACGGAACTGTCCAGATTAATTTTAGAACTATCCACCTTCATATCCAGCTTCGATAGAAGATAACTGATTTTCGCTCTATTCTGGACCGTTGGTAAAAGATACCTATTGACTACTTTTATATCGCCACCGTTCTCGAGATAAATTTTGATATTTTCCTCGTGTGTTTTCATTTTTATGCAATAAAAAAGCTACTGAGTTCAGTAGCTTTTGATTATAATTACTTTTATTATTTTTTAGAATTTGGGGGAGTTCGGAGAAAGCTATTCAATATTTTGGTTTCATCTGCATACCCTAGAGGTCTTCTTTTTTCTAAAATAAATTTCACAACCTCTTTTCCGAGCGACTCCAAAAGCACAACCCCTTCTTTTTTTAATTTAAGATGCTGACTTCCATTTTTCCAAAGTTCTAAAGCATTTTCAGGAATAACGGAACCATTGAATCGGTATCCCTTACCATAGACCACAGCTCCTGGAGGAACAGTGGTCTCAAAATAGTCTACATTTTCAGCCATGGTTAAGGAGTTTCAGCGTCTGGCAAAACAGCTATTTCACCATCATAAGCGTAAAGCTTAGAATTAGCAGATAACGTCACGGTCCAGCCAGAATTCTCTTCATACGTTTTCGCGGTGGTTCCCGTTGCTTCTGAAAAGAACGCGTCAAGAATCGCCCAAGGTTGCCCTGTGCTATCTTCAATAACCAACAACAAAGGTGTATTTCTATGCGCGTCCATAAATCCAACATTTTCTTTTACAAAATTTGGAATTAAACACGTGAAATCTACCTTCATTTTTTTATTTCCTTTAGCTCCGACCAAAGACGGCTTCAATTCGCCTTCATCAACCAAAATGATGATTTTCTTAAAACCTTTACCTGTTTTGGGTTTAATACCAGTAGCAGGCAATGTAATTCTTTCACCATATTTTGATTCATTCGTAACCGTAGGCAAAGTAACATCTGCTTGAGCCATTGGAATGTACTTTACGGTCAACCGTACACCACCAACCGTATCGTTGTTGGGGCAATATCCTAAGTTTTCGGTATGGATTTCGTCAAATGAACAAGCATCATTTGTAACAGTTTCGTCTGCCATTTATTTTATTTTTTTGATTAAACCTGTATTAGCACCAATTAATTGAAGTTTCAATTCATCGTTTTTTGCAATTTGTTTTTGAGAAACACCGCTACCATTCAACAAAATAGACTGTGGTGCTTTTTCTGAAAATTGATATTTTGATCCTTCAAATTCAAAAACAATAGGAGCTACTTTTTTCACAACTTTTGATTGAGTTTTATGATCAAAATCCTTTTTAATAATTTCGAACGCTTCTTTCTCTTTTTCAAAACTTGCTTTTTCCTCTTCCAAGTTGTTTTTTTCTAAAACAAGCGCTTCTTGACCATCAACCAATGCCTGTTCTCTAATTTTGAGATCAGCCTCTTTTTCAATTAACTGTTCCTCCGTTAGAGGAACAGTTTGGGTATCATCGATTTTTCCCATTACGCTTCTAATGTTAATTCGTTAGGGTAGTATAGACCATTTTGTTCTGCGTTGTTCAAACCACGTTTTTTGTCTGCGTCAGAAGTTTCGACATAAACGTATTGATTGACTGCGAAATCGTATCCCAAATGAAATTGGATGAAGATTTTCATCAAATAATCTTGAACTTGAACATCGTCAATTTGAGCAGGGTTATCTTTACGATCGTATAATCTGAATAAATTACCATCTACCCATGCAATCATTTTCGTAAGCCCAGGAACACCAATTAAGTCACGACCGTATTTTGTTTTTTTACGATAAGCCGCATTGTAATCTACAACCTCATTGGCTGGAGTTTCGCGAGCTTCTACATAATCAAAAAACAATTCTAAAGGAACAAGAATCTGTTTAATGCTCACATTTTGGGGCAAACCTCTTTCAAATGCGTTAACTTTTGCTACAGGATCATTTGCTAAAGCGGCATCTAATGGGATTAAGAATGCTGGATTCTTTTCGTTTGCAACAATACCATCAACCACAGCATCAATTCCGTTCATGATTTTAGCCAAAACAGGATTTGGAGAACCAACTTGAGTAGCATCGTACTGCGCCACAATGGTTGCGATAGCTAATTCTGAAGTAATTTTCCCAGCCAACATTGCCGTGATGTATTTGGCAATCGACATCTGATCTGGTGTCTTTTCTTCTTCGTATAATTCTTCAACCCAAGAACCATACACATCGTATGGATTGATACCTAAATTGACTTTCAATTGAAAGTTTTGAGCTACTTTGTTAGCGAATTGCACAGCCCCATGTTCGGTCCACTTATCAGAAAATGCCTGTAAGAGATTAGTCATCAAAATAGATGGAAACGACCATTTTCCTTTTACCTTTGATAAAGGTTTTGCAAATTGATTTAACAAAATTTCTTTTGATAAAACAGCTGGTGAAAGTGCCGCAGGATTTGCATTGCCATAGCGGATCACTTCATTTTTAATTTCTTCTACGTTTATTTTTCCCATTGAAAAAAAATTAATCGATTATGTTATGAGATGCTGTAGGATCAAAGTATCCTTCTTTCAAGTCATCCGTTTCTTCTTCCTTGTTCTTACCATCACTTTTTACAGTTGAATGTTTAGGATTGGCATCACCATACTCTTTACATTTCTGGCCAAGTGCTGCGATGGATTCTGATATGCTCTGACCTTCAGTCATTTCAATCTTATTCATTTCAAAAGCAGCAGTTAAAGCTTCTTGAATTTCATTTTCGTTAGCCTGGAGAGATGCTAATGCTTCAGCATCTTCTGCAGTTGTTTGTTTTTCCAAGGCATCTTCAATTTTTTGAAGTTCCTCTTCCGTTAAGCGTACATGCTTTTTTTCATTCTTAAAGAAATTAGAATGAAAAACAAAAGCCTGGATACCTAATACAGCTAATATTCTTTTCATATATTTTAAAATTTACTTAATGCATCTTCTAGAGTTCCCAATTCATCAATAAGACCGACAGTTAATGCTTCTTGAGGTCCGTAAGTTTTACCTTTAAAAACATGTTCATCATCTTTGATTGATCCGCTAATATTTCCTTGCATACGCGTGATAAAGTCTTCTGTCAATACACGAAGTCTCTCTTCGTATGCTTCTTTATTTCCAGCTTGTAACTCTCGGAATTCTTTATTTTTTTCTGTAGATTGTGGAGCATATAATTCATAGATTGTAGCTCCCCATTTCTCGAACATTGCTGAATAATCTTGATAAGACATCATTGTTCCGATAGAACCAATCATATCAGCATGAGGAGAAGCCATTCGAAGATTAGCACCAGATGCTATATCCATAGCTGCCGAACACATATAACCATTGGTATAAGCAATCGTAGGTTTATTCAGAGATTTGATTGTAGACGTCAATTCAGAAGTTCCCGACACCATACCACCGCCAGAATCAATATTTAGAACTATTCCAGAAACTTGTGGATGATTATCTAGATGCTTCAAAATTGAGATCATGTCTTGAGTGCCTAAATAGTAATATGAAGAATACTTCATAATAGGACCTTTGATATCCAACACAACAGGAAAAACATTTACTCCAGAGTCTTGAGCTCTGGAAGCTTGATTTTCTATATTTTTATGAGCTTTTTCAATAATTTTCTCAACTGATAAAAAATCTTTTTGTTGATAGCCCAATATGAGATTAGGAATTATTGACAAAAGAAAACCTTTGTCAATCGCGAGAGGTGTGTTGATAAAATTATTTTGTCCGTGCATTCTAACAGAATTTCACGGACAAAAATGTTATTCATTTTTAGTTTATTAAAGGACGAATAGATTAGAGTTCTATAATTTTTGGCTTAATAATCGTTTGACCAGAGATAGATATAGTGTACTCGTCATTTCCCGAATTATCATCTGATTTATTATCAATAAATTCTATTTTCATTTTCTCCCGGCTATTTCCAAAAATTGTTTTTTCAACGTTAGAATTGAGTACAACTAAGAATTCTCTTTTATTGAAATAGTAGTAACATTTAGCCAAGTTTTCCGCACTTAAGTCCAATAAAGGAAAACTCAAATCAATTTCAGTAAGGTAATTACCATTTCTTGTTTTGGTAGATATTTTTCGACTATAACTCTCAGGAACTATATCAAAGACATAAAGAGCAGATTCAGGATTAGGAAAAATTCCATTAAAATTTTCTAAGTAAGATACTGAAGAAGCGTGATAAATTTCAATGGTTCTAATTTCACGATAAAAAGATTCCGATTTATTTTTAAAATGTTCCATTTTTTTGACACACTTTTACGCATGAATTTTTAGTTTTTTGACAATGTTTTTTCGCTTTCGATTAAAATCTTTCTTCAAAGCTTCATACGTCAGTTCCTCTTCTGAAATATCATATAAATCAAGAAAATTAAGAAAAGTAGTTTGATATTCAATACCATAATCACGATGATTTAAAATAGCATGCTCATATAGATTATTTCGAATATCCCGATCAATAGCTTTGATGATTTTTTTAGATTTATCATCAGAAATCACATAACCATTTCTGCGGGCCAAATTTTCGGATATAAAAATGGGGTATATCGATTTTGCAAATCTATTAGCTATTATATGTTTTTGAAGAATAGAATAATTTTTATCTGTTTTTTTATTCAGATGATTTAAGAGTAGCATTCCCAACATGGAGCTTTCAGTAACAACAAAATCAACACCATACTTTAATTCTAAAATTTTCTTCAGATAAACAGGTACTTCCAGTTCTAACTTAATCAATTCCGCCATATTATATTTTATCCGACAATTATAGCTTTTTAGAACCAATAAATAAAGGATAGGAGGGATAGTAATAGGAATCTTTTTGTAATTCTGTAACTATCACTATTCATCATACCTAGCATCATATTTTTAATTTGTAACGTTTAATTTTTCAGGATTTCTCATTTTGTAACAGGCTATTTAATTACAGATTTTTCTGTAACTATTTAATTAATTACAAAATGAAAAATAAAATTGTAATAACTAATAATCAAACATTTGCCCTAAAAATTACAGAATTACATTTTATTTCCTATTAATAAAATAATAGGGGTTTCGGGGAGGATTGAAAAGCAGGCGCCCAGGTCTTTTAATAAGGAATGGCCTTACGAATTGTAAGGCCATGAGATAATAGTATTGCTGTATGTGATTTGGCAGATTATGCCGATTTTGAGACTTTGTGAATCCACATTAATAAATCTTCGTATGGTTCGGTTAGACGCTCATAACCCACCCAAGAGGGAATTCTTTATTGAGTTCCCTTTTTTTATACTAATTATTTTTAGTTGTTAAATTCTTCAGAATTGATACGAATTTCTGCATTGCTTGTGTTTTATAAGCTTCTTTTTGCGTTATAATTACGGCATTTCTATTCATATTTTTTTCTTTGATAGGAATTACTGTCAGGTTTTCTTCAGATGAAATAGTTGTTTGTGCTAAAATAGTATGCCATTGTCCTAGTTTTACAATTTCTATTAAGGATGGTATATCATTTATCTCAATAGCTATTTTGGGTTCTAAATTTAATTGATTAAAAGCTTCTAATATAAAATTTGTTGTACTATAACCGTTAGAAGGCATAACTAATGGATACTTGATGATGTCTTTTAGTTTAATTTCTTTCAGATTTAGTTGATTTTGTTCAGAAGTTACAAAACTCATTTGTGAAGTAAATAGAGGATTGTAATTTAGATTGTTATTTGTATTTTCATCTTGAAAACTCAATATAAAGTCTAACTGAGATTTTTCTAATAAATTAAGCAACTTTTTGGTTGTATCGAATGTAATTTGTAAATGAATTGAGGGATATCGTAATGAGAATTTTTTTAAAGCTGGTAATAAAGTGAATCTTAAACCATAAGATACTCCAATTTTTAGAGTTCCAGATTTAAGACCAATTAAATCTTGCATTGCTAGGAAACCTTCTTTGGATGATTCGATACTTTTTCTTGCATGAAAAGAAAATTTTTCTCCAGCTTCTGTCAATATTATTCGTTTTCCTATGCGATCAAATAAAGATATACCTAATTCTATTTCCAATTGTTTTATTTGTTGAGAAAGAGTGCTTTGGCTGATAAATAGTTCTTCTGCAGCAGCTGTGAAATTAAGTAACTCAGAAGCTTTTAAAAAATATTTTAATTGACGTAGTTCCAT